AGTGAACAAGCCTCTAGATTTAGGACCAAGATTCTTGGCTAGATCTATAAAACTCCTATCTGAGATATTCTTCCATTTAGGTTGAATAAAGATTCTATTATGAGAAATTAATCTACCACCAAATTCAGCAAGCTGATTTGATTTAATAGATTTACTTTCTGAGATTTTACATCCCAATGAACTATAAATCTTACGCATTAACTGCGCAGATTCTTGATCCATCATAATATCATCCCCTAAGATAGCAAAAAACTTTTTACCCTCATTGAGACCTAATTTATCCGAAGATAACATGGCACAATGAGCGACAATATTATGGCATACAGCGAATGCAGCAAAACTAGTATATAAACCTAGTGGCTGACCAACTGTCCATTTTATCGTCGTTTCCTTTGTAAATTGTTTAGCTTGTTCCGGTAATTTCCACGAACTTCTTGAAATTTCGTTAAAAAGATCAATTTCAAATTGAGGAATCCCCAATTTTAATAGAATCTTTTTCTGAATTTCAAGAGGAAAAGTGTCAGTTGCAGAACTTAGATCGATTGATTCGATTACAACTTCAGGATTTTGTTTCCAAAATTCTTGTAGTTTTGTAGCCGCATCTTCCTGATTGTGAGTAAAATCCCTTGAGAATCTCTTAAGAGCCCCATAAAGGGTATTACCTAGTTTCGAGCTTAAAAGCTGAAAGACAGGTAAAGGATTACTTACACTTCGGAGTTTCGCTCCCGGTTCTTGTATGAAACCAATATTTCCAACGATTGGATCGAAATCCTCATCATTGGAACCTCGCATTGTCGCAATATGTTTAAGAGCTCTAAGATTTTCATCTTTTGATTTCCAAATTTCTTGTTTCAATGCGGTTAAGTGTTTATAAGGAGAGTGTCGGAAATCACCATTTGTTAGAAGAAATTCTGCCAAAGGATGATCAAGAGATGTTTTTAACGCATCAATACCATTTTTCATGGTCACATACACTTTACTATATTCACCGTTTTCATACGTCCACTTAAAAGTGGGTGAACGCACTTCTCGTTCGGTCCATCGTTCGATGTTATCGTACCGAGATTTGTCATAAGCTTTCGTCAGCATATTCGAGAGTTTATACTCATCCATTGTTTTAAGAATAAATGATTCAACTTTCTCATAAGATGATCTGTCTGGTTCCGGTGAATTAACACCGTTGAAGAATTTTTTCCATTGATTAGGGGAAACGTCTTTTAAAGTCGCTTCTGTATAAACCATTAGAGCTGAAATAGCTTTTTGTGGTTTCTTACCTAACTCCGAAAAAATGCATTTGAATGGCCCTTTAGGGTAACCATTTCCACATGCTAACCAAGTACTTACATCCGAAAACGGATTTTCGTATCCAGCCAACTTATGAATATAAGCCACCTTCAGGTCCTTTAACCTTGTTATCGTCCAATCGAGACCATTATTATGTTTCCATTTGTTAACGGTATCTAGTATAGATAATGCCTGTTGTTGAGTCAAACCAACTGACCTTAAACGTTTACATGCGATGTCTTTATGGACAAAGAAATTCTTTTCCATGATGATGCTCCTTGTAATGAATTACTTGGATGTTTCAACACATCCCTCAGCAAAAGCTAAGGCAGTCATA